ATAATAAGTTAATTGCGTAACCAGTATTGATGATTGCTAGAGCTGCATACATAGTCGGAGGACTTGGACGGTATCCAGACCCACCATCAATGATAGTAATACTAGAAACGGTTCCTTGTGCACCTAAAGTAGCAACGGCTTTGGCTCCAGCTCCAGTACCAACAATGCTTACTAATGGTGGTGCTAAGTATCCAAGGCCAGGGTTGGTAATGTTTATGCTAGTAATTACGCCGTCGGCAACTATACAACTTGCTTGTGCTGGACTACTTGGTTGATCGTAACTGGTGTATATGCTGTTGTTAAATGCCACACGCAATAATGGATGCCATCCAATAACATTCATATAAATGGTGCCGGTATGATTAGAATAGTTTGTACTGTCAGTAACGTTGTACCAAATGCTTTGATAGTTTTTTGCTGCTTGAGCTTTGATAGTGCCAGTGTACCCAACCAAGTCCATTTGTATAGTTGTTACCGGGCTAGATGGTTCAATAAAACTGGTATAGTATTCTAAGTTTTGAAATGGGTTTTGCGAATAGCCGCCAGGGAAACTTGCTTGCAAACTCCAATCTGGGTAGTCAGCAGGACTAGCATCGCCATACTGATTTTGTGCAGTATTTCGAGTAGTCGGGATGGTAAGTTCTGCGCTTGGTACATGTTGTGGGAATACTGAATCCACAATGTCTACAGGAGCACGGGCACCTGCTTGTGCATCTGTGAATACTGCTTCATTTAGATTTCCACTGAATCTTGAAATGCTATAGTTAGCAGGTTGTGCAAGAACTGGCGTTAAGTCTTCGGTAGATAAGGTTACTTTTGCTCGGCCATATGGTGCATTAATAATGACCATGGGCTTTTCTATTAGTAGGCTTGCACCATCTTGACTTACTGCTCTAAAAACCAGTGTGCTACCGGTGATATTTACAGGTTTTTCGTCTTGATTAATGAACTCAAATAAGAGAACATTGTCAACACCTTTGTTAATTGTTAGTTTTTTTGCGTACACGGGATCGTACCTCATAGTGAAGTATTCACCACTGGTGTCAATCATTAATACTCTGGTTTTCTGTTGATATAAATATACCGTGGTTGAATACATAGGAATCTCCAACAATATTTATGGGAAATGATATCTTCGCTAAACTTGCTGACAAGTACCCCTTCATAACTCTTTGCGTTTATGCAAATGTAGAGTATGTCGGAATAATACAAAATCGTGACGATTTTATAACAACTATCTACGATTTTGGTAGTATACAGGACATTGAGCTTAAAAAACTATTTTTAGAACTTGCAAACACATGGTGGTGGGAATCAAACCGCAGTATACCTATTAATATCTTTTTAAAACAGGACTGGGATCCGTTTAAAGCATACATACGCACGTTTACTAACAAGGATTTAGAAATACTCTACGGTCCAATTTGTAGCTTAAGCGAAATAAGCCGTAAAAAAAGCAAACGTAAATCTATTACACTTGTACGTCGGGTTGAGTAAGTAAATTCATATGCAAAGCAACAAGTACAGCGTAACTTAGTGCGTGAGACTTTTTAAAAGTATAACCTTTGCTATCATCGCCGTTCCAAACTGACGCAAATACTTCTGCCCAAGGCTTGTTTTGCAAGTGTGCTTTTCCGGGACGAATAATACTAATAAATGCGGCCATACGTGGAATAGAGTCCGGGCGCATACTCTTTAACAATTCTGTATAGTTACCTATGTGTACTAACTGCCCGGCCCATGCACTATCATTCCAAAGTTTATCCCACTGTGGAATTTGTTTAAGCATTGTATCGTAATGTTCGGGGCTGCTGACTAACTTGTAGACATGCATATTTAAAAAGTCTATTTTAAAATATCCACGTTGCTCAGCAGTTTCATAATCTATTGCCGCACATTGGTTAACTGGATCATAAGGTATGTCTGTAACATACACCCCTGAGTTGTGACGGCGTGGTTTGCCATCAACTATTTGACGTGCTGGAATATGTTGTATAAGTTTTAATATTTGCTCTCTGTCGGCAAAGTCAATATCAATGTCTGCACTCATTACCAACCAGCTTTCTTTAGTATATCTTTTGCGTATTCTTGATCTGCAGGATAGTCATGAAACTTTTTGTTCCATGCATCTGTATCAATATATGGCCATATCATTGCTACTTGTTCAGCATTAAGTTCTGACAAAAACTTTTGCCCACTTTCACTATTATATATTACCCAAGGACTAATACGGCCGGCAGTAACTGCATGAACTAATGCATTTGTACTTCCGTACCTTAAACAGTCGTGTGCTGGATTATTAGTTTTTTCTTCCCAATCTATTCCAAACTCAATAGCACGTGCCAATGCATCATTGATGTGCTCTACTTTTAAATAGTCAAGTAAATATTCGGTGTATATTGCATCACGAGTCCAATGATCTATTTTCTTATTTTGTTTTAGCACCCACTCTATAAATCGTGCAGGATTGATTGCGCGAATAGATACGCAGTATCTTCCAAACTTAATAAATGCTCTGTAATAAGGTGACTCAGCAAAATCATTATAAGTTTTTAACTTTGCAGAACCTTGCGTTAGTTCAAAAAACTTTATGTATGCTTGAAACCCAAGCTGAACTCCACGTTCGTCTTTTTCTTGATAACGTCGACGTGGTTCACAACTATGCACCGCAAGACTTGATTCTTTAACAAAAGATTTCTTACAGTACTGACACGTATAACTCATTTTTCTTGGCCAAGTTGTTTCAAATAAGCGTCAAGTTCTTTTTTAGTAGTAATAGCGGCTAGCAGTTCGATCTCATCCATTTTTTTGTTTGGAAATAACTCTGCTAGTTGTTTTTTAAATCCTGTGGCTCCAGCTTCTTTTTTCTTAGGAGCAATCCATGTGTGTCTGTGTGTGCCCATTCCTGGACTTACGCTTGTGGCACATAACCACTGAAGCTTTGGATGTTTGTTTATTGAAAAAAAGTGTTTGTTAAGACGTTCGTTTGTAGCTATTACATAAAACTCTTGTAGGTCTTGACTTCCTTGCACACTACTACCCCAACGTATCATAAGGTAGTTGCTGAACTTTTTCTTTTCTTCGTCGGTTAGTTCATCGTAGAAGGTTCTGTTCTTACGATCAAATTGTGCCATTTCGTTGGCAATGGTTAACTTATCACTCATTAGATTTACTCAGGTTGTAGATAATTATAACACGATCCAATGCTTCTTGTAAAGTAGGATTTGTCCGAGCAGCTACCTTAATATCATGCCATAGTTGTGATTCTTGCATTAGTTTTCTATTAGTGTTTGCCGATAAACTTTCACCAATTAATTTTCGTTCTTTACTTCCAGCTTCTCTTGCATACACAGATTGGCCGCCATCAGGACTTTCGTATATGTATGTGGCGCCTGGTTTAAGACTACCCATCAGTGGTTACGTTTCCCATCAAACACACAGTTGAATATTAAATTCATATCTCCATCATTGATCACACGATGAAATGCACCGTCTGGTATTAGAACAATATCGCCTGCGGTTACAGGAAATGGTGCGTCAGTTTCTTCACCAACAATCATCTTACCTCTGCCTTGGACAAAGATATATACTTCTTCTTGCCTGGCATGCCTGTGTCCTCTTGTACTTTGTTCTCTGTATAATAAGGTTGAACTTAGAATAAGATTGTTAAGTGTTTTGTTGTCTTTAAGAAGATAGGTTTCGTTGTCTTTAACAACCTCTCCACCTATATCGTGTATTGAATATTTTTTTTGCATATCACCACGCTAAAGTATAATTTACAATTTCGCAATTACGGCTTATGTCCTTGACAAAATAAACACACAATGGTTTAGGATCGTCATTAAGTGGGACACATAACATTTGTCCGTTTTTTAATTTAGGAGCATACCATGCCACTTCATGGTAAACATCTACAATTTCAATGTCTGGAAAGCTGGGTCTAAAACTGCTTAACGGATTAAACTCAAATGCTTTAAAACCTCGATCATTGATACTAGTAAGCGGCAATACTTCTAGGTCGCCTATATCGGGTTCTCCTATCAAGATTTGCCAATCTACAGGCATTTTAATTTTATGTTTTCCAATACGCAAAACTAATGCAGGAGCACTAAAGCTTTCTAGAAATATTAGCGGTATGTAGTGATAGTCAGGATCCTTAGGATCACTATTATCTAATATAGCAAATCTCATATCATCTACTTCTTCTGGAAGATGATTCAAATCATAATATGCATTGTCAAGTGTTAGTATTCTCATAGTTCTATAATACAGGATTTGTGTTCAAATGTCAAGTTTATTTTATCTTCATCCACTCTAACTTTTCCTGGGTGAAAGGATAATTGGCTTCTTTATAGAATTGCTTACGCTTAGTTAAATGTCGCTTGGCAAATTTACACGTTGATGTTACGTCCCAGATCTGTACATGTTCTTTGTCTTCGGCTTTTCGTATCCCACGACCAATTGATTGTATAACACGAACAAAGCTTTTGCCAGGTTCAACAAGAACCAGATTAAAAATACGGGGAATATTAATACCAACCGCAGCAATACCATATGTAGCGATAATGATTTTACCTGTTGCCTCTGCCACTTCGTCATAATGTTCTTGCCTTTCTGCTCCTTTGGTTGCACCGCTTACAAAAACAGCACGTTCGCCGAGTCGTTCGGCTAATGCTTGCCCTGCTGATATACGATCTACTAGCACAAGAGTATTACCTGTTTCATTTACATGTGCTATTAATTTGGCCATTGTGTCTAACCGGCCGGATTCTTCTAACAAATATTTAAGTTCACTTTGGTAGTTGGTATATTCCACATGATCTTGTAGTTGCACAATGTTAACATGACATTGTGCCAAAACTCCACGGTCTTGTAGTTCACTGGCAGCCAGTTTACTTACTACTGGACCAAGGCTAACAAGTAATGCTTGGCTTTCAAATTTTTCTTTAGGAATAGTACCAGTAAGTCCCCACCGAATTGGCACCTTACTCATTACGCTTGTGAGCAATGTTTTAAGAGCGTCTGCTTTGGCCATGTGGACCTCGTCAACAATAACACATACTACATCTTCTAAGAACTCTGTGATGGTAATATCTGCTACACCATTCTTTGTATTTTTCATTAATACATTAAGACTTTGCCACGTGCATATAGTATGTGTGCGGCCAAACTCTTTGCGGTCTCCAAAAAATACACCAACATCTAAATCCATGTTTATGTAATCACGTTCTGTTTGTGTAACTAAACTTTTGTTAGGAACAATAACAATGCTACGTCCATATGGTGAAACTGCATCACTTAGTGCCGCGGTCATAATAGTTTTGCCGGCACCTGTTGCAACTTCTTGTAAGCATTGTGGTGTGGTTAAAAAGTTGTTTATAATTTCAACCTGATAGTCACGCAACATAATAGGCTTACCTTCTTGTGGATGACCTTTTGGCCAACACTTGTCAGCATACGTTGATTCTGTTACTGCGGTAAACTCAAAGGATGTTTTATAATCTCTTTGATCATCTAACTCAATGTCGTAGTTAAACTTTTCAAGTATTGGAATAATTTCTGGTAGTAAATTAACATAGGTGCTGCCTCCAAGTTGGAAGTAACTTACTTTGCCGTCCCACCTTCCTAGTCTAACTGCCGGAAGATATCTTGCATAAGGTACATCATACTTAAATGCGTTGACTAATGATTTTTTTACATCTAAGTCAAGTCCTTCTAGCTTAATGTTTACTTCATCTTTGATTATAATTGTTGCTTGTTTCATTGTAGGTATACTTTATTTACGTGTTGCCGCTGGCGAATTTGGTCAAGCAGTTGTTCTTTATTATAAGATTTGGCTAACTCAGCTACTGGAAATTTTAATGGTAGTAACTTTGGATTATTAAAATCTGTAAGCCCACGTTTGTTAAAAAACTCACTGTGAGTATCATAGTAAGTTTTCATGCTATCTAAATTTAGAGCTGATTCATAGAATCTAATATTAAAATCTGCACTATAAAAATTAAATGGTTTAAACGCTATGTCAGCAATATATTGATCGTTATCGTGTGCAAGATCTTCTAGTGTCTTGCCTATTTCAACATAGTTCAAGCAAACAGATCCCCATGATGGAGTTAGCACGCCGTGTTGTGCTATTATATCTAATGGTAGAGTTTTTGTTTTAGGCATTCCGAACCACGTACACACAACTCTTGGCAAACTATCTTGACTTGCAGTTTCGCATCTATGTACTGCTATATTAAGATTTGCAAGTGCTTGCCTTACAGCATCAGGCGCTTGTTTCCAATATTCAGTATCCTGTTGATCCAACAATCCATGATAACGTTCAAAGATATTGTGTAGATAGTTTAAACAATCTTGATCACGAACATCAGTGAATGGCCTGTGTATAATCAGCTGGTGTGCATTAATAATATCAATACACCTGGTTATCATTTTAGTTGCAATTGTTATTTCTTCTGCTTGACTATTAAACCCGTAGAATCTTTTAGGATCATCGAGTGTGTAAGATTGGCGAGATTGCATACGCTCAATCCACAGTTCAGTTATAGGCGAATCAAGCAACCGAAACTCTAAATCAAAGTTATCATGGCCTAACTCAATGTGTAATGTTGAAAACATAGTACAAGTATATACTA